CCAACCCATTCACCACCGTCAAATTTAACTGGCCAATATAAATTGCTTGGTGGCATAATCTCTGTGTATAAATCTTCATCATACCCCTTTTTGCTTTCGTCTATAAGAAAGGGTTTTCCGTCAGTTTTTCTAAAAATTTGTATCATCTAAATGCCTCCTAAACCATGTACGTGAGATTAATCATATAGGTACTACCTGATTCAATAGCACCTACAGCTTTCATTGTTCCGTCACTTGCCAAATATGCTACTGCACTGCTAGTGCCTATTCTTTGATTTAATTTGTATTCAATATTCTTACCAGGAGAAATATCCGAAGGTAGTTGAGCAAAAACTGAACCAGTATTCAACTTTTTGATATTTCCTATAATTTGTACTGTCTTGTTATTTCCTGTTTTTCTAACTCTATAAGAAACCGGCAAATAAGAATTGCTATATGCATCTGCTTCAGCACCATTTAATAACGGCAAAGGAACCCAACCAGTATCAGTATAGTCGTTACTTATCTTTTCCCATCCTATCCAACCACCAATAGAATCTGAATAACTTTTAATATATAAATCGTTATAACTATAAGAAGAATAATATATTTTTTTATCTCCTGCGGCATTTTCCGTTATATAAACAAATCCTGTAGCATCACTAGGAGAGTTATTACGGTCGTAATTATAGTAAAAACCTGACGGAGTAGCCAATAAATGTTCATTAGCCATTGTATAACCACTGTCAAAAATACCTATCTGACTACCATCATTATTAACTAACTTATATTTTTGCCAATTAGAAAAGTCAGGTAAAGTTGCTTCAGGTCCTGGTGGACCTTGTTCACCTTGTGGACCTTTCTCTCCGGTATCGCCTTTTGGCCCCATTGGGCCTACTGGACCAATCTCTCCATCTCTACCATCTTTTCCAGGAGGGCCTTGAGGACCAGGGTTTCCGTTAACACCATCGATACCATTTAGACCATTCTTTCCGTCTTTACCGTCTTGTCCCGGTATACCTTGTTCTCCTTTATCCCCTTTGGGTCCTTTAAACTTGCTGGCGTTACTATTCAAGTAGTTTTGTAAGTCCGTTGTCAGTTTCGCTTTAAAATCGCCGTTTAAGAGGTCTGTGACGTCCTCTCTTAAAATACCTTTCACAGTATCTTTAACAAGATTGACGCTAACTTCTTTTGCGATTTTATTTTCCACACCACTGTCTAAAATGTTAAAACTGAAGTTCGCTACGTGGACGCTCTCATGCTCTGATTCTAAAAATAACTTAGCACTGACTTGGCCAATATGTTTAATGACGTTTTTCGGAATGTCGTATTGGATTAAGCCAATGACGGGGTTAATCACTTTATACGATTCATCAATAAACACACTGCCGTCTTGCATGAATAAATCAAGTTTCGGTGTCAGTTTGGTTTTGTTTAAGTCGAGTGGCTCATTATTCCACTTAATAAAGATTCTAATAGATGCCGTATTTTCATCTTCTGAATAAAAATTTGCGCCTATATCGCCCACGTTGATGTTACTGACGTTCACGTTAGTATAGACGTCTTTGGTTTTATAAATTGCCATTGATTTACCACCTCTTTTTTTTATAAAAATAAGGACCACCCACTGCCAGTGGATAGTCCCGCTTCATTATTTAAAAATTGTTTTGAGTATCTCGAAAAATGGGTGAATCACGTAAGCAATACCGCCGCCACCGATCATAATGCTAAAGGCTTTAAGTAGAAATTCTTTATTCTCTTTACCTTTAGCACTTGCTTCAGCTTGGTTCTTTTCGATATACCCCTTAAAATTTTGTGTATCTTCCTCTAGGTCATTCACATTATTTTCTAAGTTAGCGATTCTAAGATTTTGTTTGTTTAAGTGTTCGTTCGTGTTTCTTTGTTCTTGCGCTAACTCTTTCTGACTGGCATTCATTTCTTTATTGGTCTCAATGACTTGCTTAAGCATCGGTTTAAGCTCTGCGATAATCAACGATAAATTGTTGTAATTTTGAGTGTGTTTTTCGTCAACTTCACGTATCCGTTTTTGCAAATCTTCTCGGTCTTTATAATAGCTTGCAGGTAACTGCATTTTATCGTTTGCGATAGAACAACACTCCAAAATACGCATAACCACCATAACCCATGCTCATTACAAAAAATGTAGCAGGTGATAACCAATTTAAAGCGTTGTTCATACCAGCCAAAGTAATAATAAAGAAAAAGATAGCACAAATAATACCGCCAATAATTATTGCTACACTAAAAATGTTATTCACTTTACGATACGGTAAAGCAATGGCAGCAATGATTAAACATAACCCACCGATAAAGAAAGGCACGCCCCAAAACGTTAGATTTACCATTTCGTGCATGCTTTTATAAAGTGGGCTATCTTGTGATTGTTCTTCTGAAGAAATAATCCAGAAAAAACCACGAATCGTTGCGGTTAATCCCATTAAAAAAAGCGATATGACATTAATATATTCCATATCACTCATTTTATTATCGCCATTTTTGATTGAATTCGGCATTTACTAACCCTCCTTTATTCAATAAAACTAAACTCACCGTAAATGTACGAATCTTTATCTGATGTCCATTTGCTTGTGTCTGTAATCCATACTTTTAAATCGCCGCTTGGGTCTAGTACCACTTGCGCGCCACCTGCATTGGTAGGCACGGCACGGACAAATGCCGTGTGGGTATTCGATGCAAAGTCTTTAGGTAATGTGGCGATAACTGTGCCTGTCTTGAATGTGTCGGCGTTGATACGTACAAACTTTTTAGTGTACGTATTATATTTAATGGTACGGTATGCACAATCAAAACCATTTTGGCCACTTAATTTATAGTGTTTGTTTTTGACTGCCCCGTTTTTTGTATCAAACTCAACCCAGCCTGAATCTGTCGGTGCAACTTCGTTCAGTTTATCTCTTAGAGCTTGTAAATCATTGGTGTAATCCGCATTTTTCACAAAGCCTTCATTTGCTAAGATATTTTCAATGTTTGTAACCTCTGTGCGTAATTGCTTAAGATAGTTATCACCTTTGGTCGTAATATCTGTAGTATTGTCTTCTGCTTGATTACGTATCGTGTTTAATGCGGCATTCAAGCTGTTTTGAATATCTTTTAAACCTTTGTTGCTTAAATCACTGATATTTTTTTGCCCTTTATTGACCTCTGTTTTAACTTTGGTCACACCGTAATCTGATGCGGTTTGAACTTTTAAAAGATAAGCATCTAAATCGCCTAAGTTTTTCTCAATGTCTGAGACTTTATCACTAATTTGTTTTTTAAGTTCATCAAACATCTTAATATAACTTATTTTTGTACCGCCATTTAACTTATTAATGCGTGCATTACGTACGTCAAAACTAAATTCAGTTAACACCGCTGTATCGGATTTACGGGCATCCACACTATTGTTTTTGTTGACTGTAATATATATTTGCCCTGTTACTGTTGTGTCTGTGGCAGCCTGTAAAAACTCAATCGGTATATCAACCTGCACGATACCGTTCATGGGGTCGATATATTCAACATCTTCCACAAGTTCATTTGAACCATTGTCCGATTCTAAATAAATATAGGTTTCGGCGTTTTCTTTACTAACCAACAATGGATGATTATTTTTAGTTACGTAAAAGAGAAGTGAAGCAGTATTATCATCTAAATTATAAAAACCAATACCCTCATCAGATATTGGTTTCAAATATGGCTCATCTTTAACTTCAATGCGACCGATTTTCTTTAATTCCATTGTTATTTTCCCTCCTAATGCGTAATATCATTACGTACATCATCATCATATATTGTGTTTGGATAAATCTGAGTGAACGTGTCTTCTTTCAAGTTACCGTGTGTGCCAGATTTAAGCACTTGGACTGAGTTAGCTGAATGTGACGGTGTAAATTTCACAAACAATTTGATTTGTTTGATTGTAACGATACCCTCGCCACCTTTACGAATATCAATCAGTGGGAGTATTTCGTTTGTACGCGGTACGCCTTTTTCTGTAGTAGTTGACATCTGTACACCAGCCGCAGCATACACAGGGAATGTGGTATTTCCTTTGTTAAGCATGTGTTCAATCGTAAATAAGTTACGTTCTAGTGTTTTCGTAGAATTAAAGTATGGATGATAATTCTGCACAATATTCGGATTCACACCCACTTTTACATCACGGTCAACGTTAACCGTGACGAAACCGTACATCTCAACAAAACCATTTGCTAACGTTTTAAATTTTTGTTGAGACATCAATATACGTTGCCACTCGTTACGCTCTTTACGTAATGTGACATCTTGGGCGCCTTTGCCACTAAATTTATCATCATAAATAAACACTTTTAAAAGTGGGTCATCTGAAGTTTGACCTGCTTGTGTTGATTTAAGTTGTGCCATTCTAAATACAACGTTACCAATCCAACGTGTAGAGCGCTTCATTTCAACGGCACTCTTACGTTCGCCCAAGCGTCCTTCGTTCAATTCTGATAAGTAACTAGTCACTTTCATTTTAATCGCAACCCAGTTACTGAATGAGCTTAAAGTTGATGAACCCCATACGACATAATCACCTTTGTTTTTAAGTGAGTTAATGAGATTCGTCATATTATTATTCTCTTGGTTGGCCCAGCGCGGATAGAATAAGCAATAATCATTTTTAACTGAAATAATATCGTGTAAATCTAGATGTGCCGTTAAGTTGTCGATACTTTGGAGTAAGTTTTTCATATTCTGTGCTTCCGCTTCACTGAATGGTGCAGTCCCTTTGTAATTTGGTTTAGATGGGTCTAAACTTTTACCTGCTTTCCAGTTGTAATCAAAGTTACGGTTTAAGTCTACGTTGTGGACGTTTTCTCTTTCTTGATTTGCAAATCCCCACGGGTTAACCATAGGCACAAAAATAAGACGCACGTTCTTACGCAGATATGTGAGTTGTGGGTATTTTTCCCAATGATTGACTAACATATCTAGAATGTGCGTCATTGAAAAGAAACCTGTCGTTTCATTACCATGAATACAAGCTGTCACAAGTAATGTTTTATTATAGTTTTCAGGTTCAAACGTATATTTATATACATTGTATGTGTCTGATTCATCACGACCAATAACTTGCTTTGTTACATACTCATCATCCACGAGCGGATTGATGAATGCATCTAGATGCGCCTCAGGGTCCCAATTTAAAGGTGTCCCATTTTCACCGAGTTTGTTACTTGTAATTGCAGGGGGCTCCCAAATAAAATCAACGGAACCCTGAGAGTTAACCTCTCTTTCAAGTTTACTATTTAAGCCCAAGTAGTCATACACAAGTCTATCTTGTAAGAGTGGATGCACTGTACCGTCCACTGACACTCTTGCTTGTTTCGTTTCAGCTTGACCGTCACCATTAGCACCTAACACTAAACCGTCAATTTCTCCGTATAAAAAGTCTAAATACGCCGATACGTTTGTACTACGATAGTCTATCTGTATTGCTTTGTGGGCATGGGCGTCTGTCGTTTGGTGTGTTTGAAAATTGGTTTGTAACGTATTGTAGTAATCTAAGATGACTCTAAAGTTACTAATCATTTTCGTTCTAAACGAATGACCAATTTGTATTGGAAAATCAAGTGTTAATATCATCTATTTATCATCCTTTCGCTTCCAGTATTTTTAGTTGATTCTAAAGCTTCAACTCTATTTTTTAATGCCATATTTTCATCTCTGAGTGATGAAATCATGTCTTTCATATTATCTATATCGTCTAAAACATCATCCATACCAATAACACCACTTACATGAGTTACTGGAAAAAACCTTTCGCGCGTCTGGGTATCTCTGATATATTTAATCATTATTTCTTTACTCATCAACTAGCACGCTCCCTACAATATCATCATAATCATCAATCAATGCATCTATTCGGTCATCAGAAGTCGATGTTTTAAACCCTTTTTTCATTAGATTATTTACATTCTTGATTCTCTGATTCATTTGTTGTTGCCATTTAATAATATCTTTTTTAGAATTGCTAAATGATATTTCAGAAGGTTGTTGCATTAGCGGATGATTTTCAGTTATTTTTACTACTTTTAAATCGGTGTTAATGCCTAGTGGTTTGTTTACAAAACGAATAATGTGATTTTCTTTTATTTTTCCTGGTTTGATAATTTGGAACTCATTATCAAAATCGCCTATATAATTTGTAGTTAATTCAATTGTCGGCTCATCGTTTAATGCTGCTTTTAATTTTTTTAACAGTGTCTTTTTCGTTGTAATGGTATCATCATAAAGCGTCGGTGCTATTTTAGGGTTGTGTTTATCATAATATGGTGATTTATACTCTGCTTCTACATGATAAATATCTTTACCTTTTAAAACTGCGGTTAAGTTAAATACTGTGCTTTTCTTTGTCCCAACATACATACATGGATTAGATTTTTTATAATTTACACCATCACGTTTACTTTTGAAAACAACTTTTACTGTATGTTTGCCTTTAGGTAAGCTGTTTGCAAGTACAATTCGTTTAGTTTCTGCATTTTTACTATAACAACTGTATTCCCCTTTACTTTTACCGTCTAAAAATATTTCAACATTGCCACCTTTAGACATCTTTTTAAGATTCCATATAAGGGACTCATTGCCCCATTTGGCATTTAACGTTGCTGAATAACTGTCTCCGATGTTTTCTGTTTTCCACGTACCTTCTTTTATGAATTTCCCACTAAATGTTAAGTCATCAGGTTTAAACGGTGTGTAGTTTTTGGTTTCTTTCTCAGTTTTCTTTTTGCCATAACCTTTAATGTAGGTACGTTGTTCTGTGGTGGTTGTTGTGACATCTACCATACTGTTATTGTATTTGTAGATTAATACTTCATCAGAATGTTCATAAAAATATGAGGGTCCGTAAAAGATAAACTTTTTATTGTTAGCAAAGAAAATATAACCGTAATGTTCTACACCTTCCATAATAGCTTCTAAACCATTTTTATCAGCAAAATCATCGATGGCTACTTTTTTCGTAAATTTTCCTTTTACTTCATAATGAAATCCTTGCTGATTTCCTTTGAATACTTTCTTTAAATATTCCCTTAAAGTAAGTTTATATCCTTTGTCATCTTCTGAACTACTGCTTTTATCATCGTCGTCAGACGTAGGTATATCATTAAGTTGTTCGTTCGATATATCTTTATTAATATTGTGATTTTGAAATTCCATTGAAATATGTTTAGCAACAACTTCATTCATCACTCTACCCTCTTCGTATTTTAACGAAGTGGATTTAATGACATAGATTTGTCCTTTCCATATCAATAAATTTTCATTGATAAAGCAATCAAATATATCCGCATCTTCAGTTGATTTATAAACAGTAAGAGATAAAGCGCGTTCGTTGTTTTGTTCATAATCATATTTGAAAGTATCAAACATCATATCTACAACTATCTCGCCGAAAGTCTGTTCTTTATTCATTACAACTAAATTGTCCACGCTTTTACCTCCTATCTATAAATATAATTAAAGATGAATTCTGTTTTGGGACTAATTGTTACATCTCTACCATCAATAACCATTCGGTTATGTCCAGGGCGTAAAGTTAAATATTCATAATTAGTATTTATCCCGACACGTTTACCATTAATATATGGATGTACGCCAATTATATTAATCGTTGTTTTATGTTTTAATGGCTTTTTATATTCAAACACATCACCCGTATCGATGTTTTTTAACTTAAAACCGTACGGCGCTGTAATTCGAATATTAATATTTAATTTGTGTCTTAATAATGGGTTAATCGTATCACTAGACCCATTATATATATCAAACACTTTTTTATTATTTTTATATTTAATTTCTTCACTCAATACGCCCGCTTCAAACTGCCACGTTTCATCAGACAAACTAAACTCTGATGTATCTTTAAGTGATTCTGAATACCCTTTATAAACACTAAATGTCATTTCGAATAATGCGGCGGAGTAGTTTAAATACGTTGGATTAATATCTGGATTTTTAACTGCAAATTTCATTCCTGGAAAGTCAGAACAAACAATATAATATGGGACACGTTTAAAAAACAAGCGTCTTAATTTTTGTTCTAATAAATTTACATCATCAAAATCATAACCATCAAAACCACAACGAATTAAAATAGGGAAAGGTGCAAATGTGGTTACACCTGCTAACTCACCATCTACACCTTTAACTTGTACTGCTTCATCTGTTGTTTTTGGAAATTCTGGTTTGGCATCTAAAAAGATAAAGTTATCAACTTCATCCGTCACGTTAATCGTTTCGTCAGGGGTTATAATTTTTAACCATTTATCTTGCGTCATGTTGTATCACCCCAATTATATTTTTGGAATCTCATTTTATCACCTTGTATATCTGATATAAGTTGAGCCGCTGCTTTAGGGTCACTCGTTGTATCTTGTCCTTTAACTAAGTGTACAATGGCCTGTGTCAATCGGTTGTTTTGGTCTGATAGCATTACCATTTTTTGTAATAACTTTTCAATCGTTGAATTATCATTATTAACCGTCACATCTGTTGATCCTGTATCCATTCCAACATAGCGCATAGCTTGTTCAATAAGTTGGACAGCTCTATTACGTTTTGTGAGTGGTACTATCATTTCTGGTCGGTTTTGTTCTGCTATTTCTGCAACCTGGTGCTGTGAAACCATTCCACCATTTTCATAACCGTGACCATGTCCAATAACACCAAGCATTCTACTACCATAGGCTGTCTTAGCCCAATGTATACCTGCTAATAAGTTATCTAGTGGATTAAACACATTACCATGTCCTGGGAAATGCATTGATTGGAATGTTGTACCTGCAACTTGTACAAGACCTTTCGCTTCATTGCCACCAGTATTGGCATCAACATATCCGCCTTGTACAGCTCTAGGATTACCTCCAGATTCACTGTCAATTTGTCTTGCCCATGCATTTACATAAGCAGGTGTTGTTGGAAGACCATTCATTGCTAACGCTTGTTTAATTTGGGGCGCCCATTTAATACCAGCTTTAGGCGCACCTCCACCCTTAGCTGCTTCTTTCGCCCAAACTAATGGGTTAATAGAATCTGGATGGTTATTAAGGTAACCTTTTCCTCTGTTAACCTGCCAGTGGACGTGCGGTCCTGTCGAGTTACCTGTATTACCAGATAAACCAATAATTTGACCTTGATGTACTCGTTGGCCTTTATGCACTTTACGTTTAGATTGGTGCATTAAAATATGTGTATACTGACTACCATCATAAATTTGTGTTTCATTACCGCCTGATGGTTGGTTAGGTGAAAACCATGATTGAATAACAGTACCATCAATTGGCGATGGAATCGGTGTGCCTATAGGCGCTGCATAGTCAACGCCTGCGTGTCCTGTAGGACTCCAACCTCTTACGAATTGATAATTTTTATTGCCTGCGAATGGATTGTATCCACCGCCACCACCAAATTCTTCAAACCATGATTTAACTTTATCCACTAAAGCATCTTTTAATTTACTGAATGCACCTTTAGCAATTTGTACTGTTGCGTTAGCACCTGCACCAAAGTTAATGTGCATTTTACTCATCACTAAATCAACAAGCTTACGTGGTTTTTCCATAAAATCTTCCACATTTTTTACAATGCCTTTGATACCTTTCATGGTGCTACCTGCTACTTCTCCTGCTTTTTCAACCATATCAGACGCTGTATCTTTAGCTTTGTGCGCACCTTTACTTACAGCTTTACCAACATGTTTAGCTGCTCCACCGATAACATCCATTGCTGTATGTGTTGGTTCTTTTGCACGCTTAGCAAAGTTCTGGAAAGCACCTCCCACAGCAGCTAAAAAATCTTTACTGCGTTTATGTGTACCTGTAGAAAATCTTGGTAATACGCCCATATTTTGATAACGTTTTGTATCACTTGCGTTAATAACACTATCGCCTTGATTTAAGTTAACAATTGTATTTCGGCCTTTCGGTGCTTCGAGCGTACCATTGGCTCTGTGTATAACTTCTTGTACACCGCCACCTGGGGCGTTACCTGGTCCTTTATCATTTACAACTGCTAACGTTGGTTGACTCATACCACCCGTAGCATCAGTTTGAACAGATGCAGTAGCTCCATATGTTCCTGTTGATAAATGTGGAATTGGTTTAATCAATGTCTTGTCTGTAATAGCTTTAGCGATTTTATTAATACCGCCAATCATTCCATTTAAACCATCAACCGCTCTGTTAGCTACTGCTTTACCTAAATCAGAGGCAGCACGACCGAATGCATCTTTAATATGACGAATCCAATTTAATGTAGCGATTAACCATGATTTCCATTTTCCAAATGTCTTTTTACCTTTGTCATTTGACTCTTCAACAATATTTTGGAAATTGTGTCTAGCTCCTTGCAACATATCTTTAAATCTATCTAAAGATACAATTTTAGCTTGAGTAAACCATTTTTTAGATGATTTATAAGCATCATTTGACTTATCACTTATTTTATTAGCAATATTTGTCCAGTGTTTTTTGGCGCCTGCAAATGTATCGCTAAATAAATCTAGAGATTTGTTTTTAGTCCGTCTAAACCAATTACTTGAATTTTTATAAGCATCTATAACTGTAGATTTTACTTTGTTACCTAATTTCGTGTACCATTTATCAGCACCTTGTTTTGTTGCACGGAATAATGCAATCGATACATTTTTAGTCGCTCTCCATCTATCTGTTACTTTTTCGTAAGCACCTTTTGCTGTTGCTTTTATGATAATACCCATTGCGCCCCATGTTGTTTTAGCGCTATTTTTTAGTTGTTTAAAGAATTTAGTTGTCATCTTGTACATATTTCTAGCTTTGAGAATGCTAAAATCTTTCATAATTTCCCAACGAGACTTCACATGACCTGTCTGTTGGTCTATGTTTAACGAGACCCCTTTGTTTTGTTTCTGTGCTTCTTTAACAACTTTTTTATGTTGATTTTTAGCGCTACTTACAGATTTATTATATTGTTTTTCTGCGTTTCTAATAATCGTACGCGCTTGCTTGCCAGATATTGTATGGTATTGATCTCGTTGTTTAATTGCTTCACCAATTGTTTTGTCACGTGTTTTTTTCGCGTTTTTAATAGAAGCATCACGTTCTTTAGCACTGTTTTTAATCACGGATGCTGCAGCTCTTAACGATAGTTTAGATTTATTATTTTTCATTCTTTCTAAGATGACTTTTTGCTCTACCTCACTCTTCGAAAGTGACTTAACTACACGGCGATCAAGTTGTGATTGTAAACGTGCCACTTTATTGTTTTCTGCTTTTGTAAGTGAGCGACGTTCTCTATGAGCTTTTGCATAAATTGCTAAAATTTTACTATTAATTTTTTTAGCTTGCGCTGATTCTTTGTTGTTATTTCTTTGTGTTTGAGCTAAAATCTTTTGTTCTTCTGCATTCGATAGTCCACTTCTACCTTTAAAAATACGACGTAAGCCTCGCATTTCTAAACTGTGACGCTTATCTAATTGTTTATTTACTTCTTTGTTGATGTTGCCATAAAGTGTTTTGATTTGGTTATATTCTTTATCGCCAATTTTTTTATGTGAAATACGTAATTCATTTAATTTAGCTTTCGCTTGCTCTGATAAGCGATTATAAGCACCAAGTGCTTTTTTCGTACCTTTTGAAACTTTGCTACTAAATACATTCGTTGAATCAGATGCTTTAGAGACAGCATAATGTAATCCGTCAAAGACTTTCTTTATTCCTTTAAATAATAATCCTTGTTGTAAACCTTTGGCCATATCTTTTTTGAGCCAACTCATAAAACCGACAAGTTTATTTTGCATTTTCCCAATCCATGAAAAGTTAATGCTTGATCCGACTTGATTTACAAGTTTACCCATATCAGCAAAGCCACGTCTAAACCAACCAATCTTTTCATAAGCTACTGAGAAAATACCTATTGCTATAGAAAGTGGGATACCGAATCCTCTAATGAATCGACCAGCTAATTTTACTGCGCTTCCAAGTTTCCCGAATCGGCCAGTTATTAAATTCAATACATTGCCGAATTTACCGAGTTTGCCTTCTGACCCTTTTGTGGCAGTACCTGTTGTAGCGAGTGACCCTGCTGCAACTCGATTAGCTTTTGCATTTGCTGCTGCTTCTGCTGTGTTAATTGCCATGCGACGGTTAAGCATCGCATATCCTTGTGCAGCTTTACCAATTGCGCCAATAACTAATCCAGTAGCAACAAGCACTGGGCCAATTGCTCCTGCAAATACACCCATAGCAATAGCTGATTTACGCACCCAACCTGGCATCTTACTAAAAACTTCAACAAAATGTTGCACAACACCTGCTGCGCCACGAATCATTGGTGTTAAATCTTCTCCAACTTTAATACCTAAAGACTCAAAAGCTCCTCCTAATTGTTCAAGTGCACCTTTTAAGTTGTCTCTCATTCGTTTAGCAGCTTTTGCACTTGCACCGTCTGAGTTTTGTAATGACTTACTATACTTATTAATTTTTTTAGGTCCTGCATCAATTAACGCTAAGAAACCACTTGCCGCCTCTGTACCTACAATTTGAGCTACGTTAGCAAGTTTTTGTTCCTTAGTCATTCCTTTCATGCCATCTCTAAACTGCTCAATTAGTTTAGGCATGCCAACAAATTTACCTCTAGAGTTAGTTAAAGAAACACCTAACTCATCCATAGCTTTTTGAGATTTCTTTGTAGGATTAGATAACCTAATGAAAGAGGCACGTAATGCAGTACCAGCTTGAGAGCCTTCTAAACCTGCATTTGACATAACTTCGATTGCGGCTGACGTATCTTCTAGACTTATACCTAATGAGTGTGCAGGCGTACCCGCATATTTAAGTGCATCGCCCATATAGTTAATATCTGCAGCACTATCATTTGCCGATGTATTAGCGACTGCTGCAAATGATAGTGCTGCAGATATTAACTATATGGGCGATGCACTTAAATATGCGG